TACGGCAAGGAAATCCAGCGGCTGGAACGACAGGATCAGATTGAGGCAGAAATGAACAAGCCTACTTCTACGCCGATTCAGAACAAGCCGAACGCATCCACTCACAGTGATACCAAGACCGGCATTGCATCTGATGCATATCGTACTGCTTTCTGGAACAGCATTCGCAACCGTAATTTTGCCGATGTGAGAAATGCTCTGCAGATTGGCGAAGATACCGAAGGCGGCTATCTTGTGCCGGATGAGTTCGAAAAGAAGCTCATCTCCGCACTTGAAGAGGAAAATGTATTCCGTCCTCTTGCAACGAAAATTCAGACATCAAGTGGAGACCGCAAAATCCCCGTGATTACGCAGAAGGGCGAGGCGTGCTGGATGGAGGAGGAAGAGGCTTACACCCTTTCTGATGACGCTTTCGGTCAGATTGCACTTTCCGCTTACAAGGTCGGTACTGCGATTAAGATCTCTGAGGAGCTTCTCAATGACAGCGTGTTTGACCTGCCATCCTATATTGCAAAGGAATTTGCACGTAGAATCGGCACAAAGGAGGAAGAGGCGTTCCTCATCGGTGACGGTAAGGGCAAGCCTACCGGCATTTTCGCTGCAACAGGCGGTGCTGAAAACGGTGCAACCACAACGGGGGCGACCATCACTTTTGATGACGTCATTGAACTGTTTTACTCTCTCAAGAGTCCTTACCGCAAAAAGGCGGTGTGGATTCTCAATGAGCAGACGGTGAAGGCACTGCGTAAGGTAAAGGACAATAACGGTCAGTATATCTGGTCTCCGGCTGTTTCCGCTGGTCTTCCCGACACCATCCTGAACCGTCCCTATGTGACTTCTGTCTACGCTCCTACCATTGCGGCAGGTGCAAAGGCAATTGCATTCGGCGACTATTCCTATTACTGGGTGGCTGACAGACAGGGACGTTCTCTTAAGCGTCTGAATGAGCTTTTCGCTATGAACGGACAGGTCGGTTTTCTTGCATCACAGCGTGTGGACGGCAAGCTGATTCTGCCCGAGGCCGTAAAAACTCTTACAATCAAAAAGGCGTGATAGCATGATTACCCTTAACGAAGCCAAAAATTATCTTCGTGTCGACCATGAGGAGGATGACAAGCTCATCCTCCAACTGCTCGATACGGCAAAATCACTGGTCAAGGACGTGGGCAGAATGGATGAGGAAAAATTCACTTGTTTTGAAGATGTGACGAGAACAGCGGTATTGTTTGCACTCGGTTATCTGTATGAAAACAGAAGCAAGCCCGACTATCATGGTCTTACCATGAGCCTGCGTTCCATTCTGTTTGCACAGCGAGAGGGTGTGGTGTAATGGATTTTGATAAACTGAATCAGCGTATCGCCATTCTGGAGCATCGCACCGTGGTAGATGAAATCGGAAACCATACTTCCAAGTGGGACGAGGTTTTCTCCTGCTGGGCGAAAGTCAGCGTGAAAAGCTCTGCCGAACAAGTGAATACGGGAGTCACCAGAGAAATACAGTCCGTGTCATTCCTTGTCCGGCAGAGTTCCTATCTGCTGTCTTTGAACGCCACAACACACAGGATTCTGTTCCGTGGACAGACATTTGATATTGTCAGTGTAAAACCCGACTATGAAAAAATGGACTATCTCGCAATTGAGGGAGAAGTCCGAAAGGCAGGTGCTCCCAGTGACATCTATTGATGACATGGCAAGTGAGATCATGAAAGGCTTACAGGAATATGCTGACCTTGCCGATACAGAGGTGAAAAAGGCAGTCCGAAAAACTGCAACCGAAGTTAGAAAAGAGATATCTTCAAATGCTCCGGAAGACACTGGTGCTTACGAAAAAAGCTGGACAGCCAAAAAAGTCAGCGAGAACAGCCATTCTCTGCAAATGACGGTTTATTCCAAGAACCGCTATCAGCTGGCTCATTTATTGGAGCATGGTCACGCCAAGCGTGGCGGTGGGCGCGTTGCAGGAAAACCGCATATTGCTCCGGCTGAACAGAATGGCGAAGAATTATTGGAAAATCTGATCAGAAAGGCATTATCATGACCTATGAAGAAATCAATGAAATGATGCAGGAAATGGATTGTCCTTTTTCCTATCATCACTTTGCAGAGGGCGAAAGTCCTGCACCGCCCTTTCTACTTTTCCTTTCTCCCGGCGAGCATACCTTTTCGGCTGATAATCTGATGTATTACAGCTTCAAACAGCTGGACATTGAACTGTACACGGATAAGAAATCACCGGAAGTGGAAGAACGTGTGGAGGAGATTTTAAGGCAGCATCATATTTTTTACAACAAGACAGAAGCATGGATAGAGTCGGAAAGGCTCTATGAAGTGCTTTATGAAATGGAGGTTTGATTTTATGGCGAACAAAAGAAACAAGGTCAAGTTTGGTCTGAGCAACGTCCATTGGGCAAAGATTACCCAGTGGGGTGCGGACGCTGACGGAACACCCACCGTGCCTGTGTACGGTGAATCCATGCGTTTACCGGGTGCGGTTTCACTGTCCATTGATGCCAATGGTGAAAATGAGAATTTTTATGCCGATGACAGTGTGTACTATGTCATCAACAACAATTCCGGTTACGAAGGTGACCTGGAAGTGGCGCTTGTCACCACCGAATTTGCCACCGAAATTCTGGGAGAAATTCTCGATAACAACGGTGTGCTTGTGGAGAAGAACACCGCAGAACCGTCGCAGTTTGCATTGATGTTTGAATTTTCGGGAGATAAGCACAAGATCCGCCATGTACTGTATTGCTGCACGGCAAGCAGACCGGCCACAGAAGGTCAGACCAAGGAAGATTCCACAGAAGTCAAGACGGAAACACTGACACTGACCGCATCGGCACTTCCCACCGGATTGGTCAAGGCAAAAACCTGTGAAGCAACTGATGAAAGCACCTACAATAACTGGTACAAGATGCCGTACAATCCCGATACGACAGCGAAAACCACAACCACAAAGGCAAGTTCATAAGGAGGCATCGCTATGGCAATCAAGAAAAATATTCTGGTGGACGGCATGGAAGTGCCGTTTAAGGCGAGTGCTGCGGTTCCTCGCCTTTATCGTCTGAAATTTCACAGAGATATTTACAAAGATTTCTCCAGCCTGCAAAAATCTGTGGGAGAAAATGATTCCGAAAACTCTGCTCTCGATATTGAGAGTCTGGAAGTCTTTGAAAACATCGCATACATTATGGCAAAGCACGCTGACCCTGCAAATGTTCCCGATTCTCCCGACGAGTGGCTGGAAGGCTTCAACACATTCAGCATTTATGAAATCCTGCCTCAGCTCATTGAGTTGTGGGGTCTGAACATCGAAACGCAGGCAGAATCTAAAAAAAACATCGCCCGACTGACCGCCAAATGACAACGCCGCTTTTTCTGCTGCGGTGTGTACAATTAGGACTGTCAATGGGCGATCTGGATTTGCTGACGATTGGTTTGGTGAATGATATGTTTACAGAACGTGAGAATGATGATTGTAACTATGATTCTCTGGCAACGCAGGAGGATTTTGATGCGTTTTAACCTATATGATGTGTTTCCACAGCCATTCCTGCAATTGTCGGTCATCCATTTCACCGGCTGCAATTCCGAGAATCATTTGAATCAATTCATCGTCATCATATTCCACTTCAATATGATTCAGAGAAAGAAATACAAGCATTGTATGCGTGCCGATTCTTTTATTTCCATCTACAAACGCATGATTTTTTATCAAACTGTATCCAAGACGAGCTGCTTTTTCTATGATTGTCGGATATAATTCTGCATCATCAAACGTCTGGAAAGGTGCATTCAATGCCGAATCCAGAAGTCCTTCATCACGAATTTCCGCTGAGCCGCCTGATTCCTTCACCAATTCTTTGTGAAGCAGCATTACCTGTTCCTTTGTGAGTCGTTTCATTTGGCAAGTTCCTCATAAACAGCAGCGTTGCGTTTCATCAGTTTTTTTGAAACAGAAAGCACTTCTTCATCCGATGCCGTTTCCGCTTCTTCTGTGTCTTCAATCATTCTGACTTCATAACGGGGCTTATTATTTTTGAAAATAACGGCCGTTCCATACCGGTCTACAATTCTTGTTACCATGGAAAAATTCTGATTTGCTTCTGTCATAGAAATAATTGTGTTTGTATCTATCATCATACGAACACCTCCTTGCTGTTATTATACCATATTGTTAGGATAAATTCAACCTATTTTTGAAAAAAGGCAGGTGACCCCCATGGCAAACCGCATCAAAGGCATCACCGTAGAAATCGGCGGCGATACCACCA